TGTATCGGTGTCCTCAGAGAAGATACCACCTACACTGACCGACAAGAAGCCTTGGTGCACACCTACTACATCACCAAATCAGAACTCTATGACCGCTTGTACAACCATCCTAAACGGGATGCGATTGTCAAACGCTTGTCTTTGGTAGTCCATGAGAGGACTGAAGTGGCGAACGGCATGGAGCGTATCCTGATGTCGCAGACCAATCCTCAGCTCTACGGTAATGTGAACCTCGAGTTATCGGGGCAAAACCGTTATAAAGCGATGGTTGCCGAGGATACAGTGGAGATGACAGAGCTTTGGGTGTGGAATGACGATACCCAAGACTACCAAGTGGTCACCAAAGCAGACCCAGACATCATTGTTTACGACCGTTCTGGGGAAGAATTGTTCCTCAAAGGCGAATTACCCTTTGTGCAAATCTGTCCCAACCCCCTCTACGACTACTATTGGGGGGGTAGCGAGGTTCAGCGACTGGTCTATTTGCAGGAATTAAGGAACAACAGACTCACTGACGTACTTGATTTACTATCAAAACAAGTCAATCCACCCACTGCTTTTATCGGTTTTACGGGTATTTCCGAGGAAAAACTGTTCGCTTTGAACCGTGCAGGGGGTCAAATCAGCAATGATATGCCCAATGCCAAGGTAGACAGGCTCCCACCGAACATGCCTAACGATTTATTCTCTGAAATACGGGATATTGACCAAATGTTTGAAGAAGCAAGCGGTATTGGCAATGTTTTGCAAGGAAAAGGGGAATCTGGGGTGCGTAGCTCTGGTCACGCCTCTCAATTGGCTCGATTAGGCTCATCACGGGTCAAAAAGAGGGCACTCATCATTGAAGACAGCTTGGAAAAGCTCGCAACGCTCTACATGAAGTGTATGCAAGCCTACAACCCCACGCATTTCAAAGACATCAACCATTTACCGTTCATTGCTGAGCAATTTACCAAAGATTATGTGGTGAAAGTGGATGCACACTCTAATTCACCCATCTTTGTAGAAGACCAGCGTCAGATGGCGTTCAATCTCCTCAAAGTGGGTGCAATTGATAAGGAAAGTCTGCTTGACTTGACAGAACCACCTATGAAACAATTGTTGAAAGACCGTTTGAAAAAGATGGAAGCCAAGCAAGCTCAACAGCAAGCCTCAGCTCCTCCCAAAGGTCCTGAACACAAAGAGAAACCTGAACTCAAAAAGGTGGGATGATGGCTACAAGTCAACAGACACAACCTAAAGCTGACCAGCCACGGGTGCAGACCAGCTCGCTCAAAAAAACTGAATCCATGCCTAGCTTGACACGCAGTCAGTCAGGTGTTAAAAATGCGTCTGGCGGTAGGACTCAGAGAGACTACGCCAGGCAAGGTAGGTCCTAAACAATTTAAGGAGTACGTTATGTACAAAACTCACAAGCGTGGTCGCAAGACTAGACGGTAAAAGTTTCCTCTGCAAAGAAGAAAAGGGTGTGGCTTCCTTCCCTTAAAATAGGTCGCCTCCTCTCAACCAAGGAGTGACATCATGCGTAAAGCACGTAAAGGTCGTAAGTCACGTAAGTGATTAACGTAGCGTTTTGAGGGTTTCGACAAAAAAACCCTCACCTATTGACAAACTGTTAGTAACTTGTTGAAATACTGACATTAGGAGTTTATATGAGTGTTCCGCAAGACAAGTTGATGGAGTTGATGCGTGGCCCGCAGAGTGCTGGTGCTGCTGCTCCTACGCCCATGCCCAGTGCAGGGCCTGGCCCCCAGTCTGACGGCATGTCTCCTCCAATGGCTTCTCCCATGTCTACTCCTGAGCCTAAGATGGGAAGCAAAGAGGCTGCAATGATTAACATTGGCATGGCAATGGATTTGCTAGAGCAGTCTCTCCCAGCTTTAGGCAGTGAATCAGAAGAAGGTCAAAAAGCACTCACAGCGATTCGCAATTTGACATCCGTGCTTGGTCCACGTAAAAACAAAACCAACGAATTACAGCAGTCTGAAATTCTTCAGATGTTACAAACATTGCCACAGGCGGGTGGTGCAACCCCTGAAGGAAAAGCAATGGCAGCAGCACCTATTCCTGGTATGCCTCCTGCTGGCGGTATGCCTCCCCCGTCTCCCCCTCCTGGTGGAATGCCAGGTCTTCCCCCTCCCCCAATGTAAGGAAACATCATGGATTTATTTAAGCCAAGAGGCAACGCAGCTCCCCGTAGACCCACTGACACCAACCAACAAAACGGTGTCGTGACCAACACACCTAGATACGCTCAGTTGGGTGGACTCAATGGTGCAAACAAAGTATCCAAAAACGGTATGCAGGTCAAGAAGCCTGGTGACGGTAAGCGGGTTATTTAATTTAAAAAGAGGGTGTATCAATGTCTTTAGAAAACTTATCTTTAGAAGCTCGTGATGAATTGGCTTCCTTGGCTCAAACAATGGCTGAGGACCCCAAGACACGTGAGGCTTTTTTGCGCTTGACTCAACAAGTTAAGCCTGACTTGCAGATTCCTGAAATTCAAATCAAGGATTCAACTCGTGCTGAAATCAATCAGATTCGGCAAGAGAATGCTGCTCTTCAGGCCAAAATGAGAGAAAGGGATGCTCTTGAAGAACTATCTAGCAGACGCAATAGCTTGGTCAAAAAAGGTCTTATTGAATCTGAAGACGAAGTTAAAGACGTTGAGAAACTAATGCTTGAGCGTGGTATCACTAACCATGAAACCGCAGCCGAATATCATAACTGGATGAAGCAAGCTGCCAAGCCTACACCATCTGGTTACAATCCCAATGCCATGAGCGGGTTTGACCTGAAAGGTTATTGGAAGAATCCCGTGTCTGCTGCCAGAAATGAAGCAGCCAAGGCATTGAATGAATTGCGTAATCCTAGAGGCATGAGGCCCATAGGATTAAATTGAGTTGGTAAAGAGGGTTTAATTTGTAGGGGCAGTGATGCCCATCTTTAAGGAGTCGTTATGGCTATAGGTGGTGGTATTCTGCCAGCAACAGGGTCGAGTCAGTTTACTGAGTTAACCTACGTTACCCGCAGAGCTTTTATTCCAAAACTCGTTGTACAACTGTACAACAGCACGCCCTTGATGGCAGCATTGATTGCAAACAGTCAACAAGCCTCTGGTGGTGTGTCTTCTGTAACCGTGCCTGTTCAGGGTGCTCAATTTGTGAATGCTCAGTGGTCTGACTATTCTGGTTAATTCAACCAGCCGTCAGTTCAGCAGGGTGCTTACAACGCTGAGTATGACCTCAAGCTAATGATTTCTCCCGTACCGGTCCTCGGTATGGAGGGAGCCGTTCAGCAAGACGCAGCTATTATTCCGTTGATTGAAGCTCGTATGAACGATGCAACCAACGTGATGATGGATGCAATGGCAACGGCTTTGTACAACAACACAACCAACAACCAACAGTTCATCGGCTTGCCCGCTGCTGTGGATGATGGTACAGGTGGTTCTACATACCAAGTCACTTACGGTAACATCAACCGTAATACCAATACTTGGTGGCAGTCCAAAGTGTACGCTGCTGGTAACACAAACCCCACAAGACAAAACATTCTCCAGTACATCTCTGGTACAGTGAAAAAAGGCGCAGAAATGCCTTCTTTCGGTGTTTGCGGATTTGGTACTTGGACATTGTTGGCTCAAGACTTTGTTGGTCAAGAGCAATATGTTATTACCCCAGGTTCAGCCTTTGATGGCGATAACAATGGTCCTCAAGCAGCATTCAGAGCACTGATGGTTGCTGGTGTACCAATTTATCCTGACCCATACTGCCCAGAAGGTACGGTCTACTTCTTGAACACCAACTACTTGAGCTTGTACATCCACGAGCAAGGTTCATTCGTGTTCACAGGATTTGAGTCTACTCTTCCCAACTGGCAGATTGGTTACGTTGGTGCGGTTATTATGATTGCCGAATTGGTAAGCGTGAAGCCGAAATCAATGTCCAAAGTCACTGGCTACAACTACTTATCACTATAAAGGAGTTCAGTCATGTCACTTTCACCCAATAAAATTATTCTTGCTAATGCAGCGACCAACACCGCTGGTGCATATTTTGAGCCTACCGCAGTTATTGCTACCAATACATCAAATGTTGGAACAGTAGTACCAGCAGGTTTGTATCAAGCATTGCCCACGGCTAACGTAGTTATTCAGTTCAACACTTCTACCAACATTGCAGCTCCTACTTGGACAACTGTGATTGCAGCCAACACTGCTGGTATTGTTTGGTCTGATGGTACTAACGTACAAGCTCTATCCACAACTGGTAACGTCACAATCACATTGTACGGCT